GTTTTGTAGTGGCTTTATCTGCTCTTGCTATTTTTGCCTATATTGTACATGTAATGTTGGGTAGTGCAGATGAATTACCAACTTCCAGTAAAGACCTTTTGAATATTTTGATTGGAGCTTTTATCCCGATTATTAGTGGTATCGCAAAATACCATTTTGAGAGTGGAGGTGATCTACACCAAGAAGAAGAAAAGAGCGTAATACCACCCCATCCTGATAAGGAAACTGCATAGTGAACCATTTTAGTTGGCTGTATGATTTTTTCGTAAAGGATAATTATGATAACCATAAACAGGATAAAGAAAGGAAAGAAATGGTTAACCTCATTCTGCCATTTGTGGCAAATATGCTTAAAGACTTAGTAGCTGATAAAGCTCAGTCTTTAGCAATAGAACATCTCCAACCTCATCTTGATAAACTTCCTAAAGAAGTTAGACAGGCATTTGATGATGCCGTTGATGGGGATAATGCTCATTCTCATAAGTCCGTCCTGGAGCTTGTCAAAGGAGTTGATTACACAGTCAAATAAGAGTTCTTGGTTAGCTATGTATATCAGTCCGAATTTTACTCTGAAAGAGCTCATCTATTCTCCTGATGCTCAAAGAGCGAATATAAAGCAGGAGCCAACTCTTCTAGCAGTTGCAAGAATGACTGTCCTGGTCATTAAAGTTCTCCAGCCGATTCGAGATCATTATAATTTGCCTCTCAAAGTTAATTCATGTTATCGGTCAGAAGCCTGGAATGCTCATATTAATGGATCATCGAAGAGTCATCATTGTTGCAATGGTGAGTCAAGTGCAGCCGATATTGAAATTTCATCTGAGTCGGTCAGTAACCTGGAGCTTGCCGAATACATCAGAGATAATTTAGAATTTGATCAACTGATTCTTGAAAACTATGATTCTAAAAGAATTCAAGCCTGGAATGGTGAAGAAGAAGGCCCGAATTCCGGATGGGTCCATGTTTCTTATAATGCTATGGGAAACAATCGTAAGGAAATCAAAAGAATGCTTTATGACAGGAATGGAAAAGCCAAGTATTTCCCCGGACTTACTGAATAAAACCACCTATGGTTATTTGTGGTTTTACTTTTTCAGTGAGGTGAATCTCCGCAATCCGTTGCAATCTGGTGCCTGGGGCCGGACTCGAACCGGCACGAGGTATTGCCTCGAGGGATTTTAAGTGTCCAGCAAGTGAGCTGTAGGAACCGATTACGGAGGGTTGTGGTTTTTTCTGTGGTTTTACGATAAGAGATTCACTGTTTCAACCATATCGATGTTTTCCCAATCGGTATAGTTCTCCAAGGTCACCTGGGTCGAGGAATGACCAGCCCAGGCAGCTATTTTTTCCAGGGCTCCACCATTATTCAAAGCTTCGGTGATCCCAGACTTTCTTAGCGTGTGAAGGGGATCTCCTTTAAGACCGAGCTCGTCACGATACCATCTGAAGGTTCGACTTAAAGCTGAAGGACTTGTTCGCCAGTGTCCTCCATTCCCATCATCAAGATACCAAGCCTCCGTCTGAGCCCTGGACATCGCATCCTGGTTTAAAAACTCATAGAGTTTCTTGCCCATGAGGATGTTTCGTCCCTGGCGTTTCTTGACTTTGAAATCCAAGGGAAGGACATCGCGGATCTGGATGATCTGACGATTCACATTAATACCGGCAAGCTTCGGATCGAGAGCAACCAATGGCATCGACCAGATCTCCGAATTCCTCATCAATGCATACCTGGCGAGCATGAAGATTCGAATGTGATGACGGTTACCAACTTCGAAGACCAGGTCTTCCAAGGCTTTAAGCTTTTCCTTCACCCAGGAATGAGTCGGCTGCTTCGTGCATTCGATCTCTTCTAAGAGGATCGGATGTGGAATCAGCTTCTTTTTATAAAGCCAGGAAAAGGCTGCATTGACATGCCCCTGGTGCTTATTGATCGTCGTATCCAGAAGCTTTTTACCTCGGTGAGTTCTTTTTTTAAGATAGTTCTCGAATGCGAGCTCCATCAGATCGTTATAAGCACCGACCGGGAAATTCCCGTTTGCCTCAATAAAATAAGTGAGGCTACCCTTGTACTGGGTGAACGTGCCTTTCGATCTCCTGGGCTGGATGAAATCCCAGAGATACTTGTCAAAAAGAAACTGGATCGAGTCTTCTTTTTTGATGAGCTTCTCCTTTGTTTTTTCACCACGCGATTCAACGAGCCTTTCCTGGTATCGGAGATGCAGCAGTTGAATATCCTTTTTACTCAGAGTCTCCTCCGAGATCCCTTGAGTCTCTTTCAGTGTTGCAATCACGAACCTGGAAGCCTGACCTCCTAGCCCTAAGTTCTGATGATCGCGCCCCATCCAGCGTGTCCCGTCGAGGGACCATAGTTTCCTTGGTCGTCCCATATAGTTCCTTTTCAATAATTGTTAATGCCTCCATGATTTTTTCCTTATTGATCATGAATCAACCTTTCTATTTATCCTTTCCAATGGCTTGCATCAAAAGCTCGCGAACTATTTCCAGCTTTGCTTTAAGTCGCTCGTTTTCAAGTTTTAGCTCTTCATTGATTTCTTCTCCAGGGTCATTCCCGAAGAAGATGAAATTAATGTCGATTTTATGCTTTCTGCAGTAATCGATCATTGCCTCAAAGGGTAATTTCCCTCGAGTTTTGAAACCTCCTAAAGACTGCTTGGAGATCCCGATTTCCTTGGCAACCAAGTCATCCCGTTTAACTCCGATTGCCTTCTGGAATCTTTCATAAATAGGGTCTATATCCATACTTAGTATTTTTTTTATTGACTCGGTCCATAGAATCTGTATTCTATCTAGCAGTGATCAGTTAAACACTTAAACAGTTAAACACTCGATGATACGAAGTCAAGACCTTATTAAATCAGTAGATGCAGCCGAGATGCTCGGCATCACCGTCGATCAACTGAGGAAGCGTGTCCGTGACGGGCACATCTTCCCAGTGGTTCGAGAGCGCAACTTCATGCTCTTTTCCAGGGAGGAACTGAGTGAATATATTTCAGAAGAGAGTCCGGGAACTTGAGTTGACTCACCAGGAGATCGCATTGGCTTTGAATCAGCCCAGGTCTTCTGTGTCTGCATGGATCGCAGGATCACGCAGAATCCCAGGGAAACAGGAGACGAAGTTCGCTCATCTCTTAAAACTTCCTCCGAAGGAAGTTGTTCGATGGAACCGTTCGTGGGATAGGCAAATTTCTCGGAGAGAGCGAATGGAACTCGCTCGAAAAACGGCACACCACCGGTTTGCGAAGGTCACCAGGAAGGAGATTGATGATGCTGTAAAACAGTATCTGGCAGCCGGTGGCACGGTCAAGAGGCTGAAGGATGGACCGGATGCTACTCACTTAGAAAAAGAAATCGATTCTATAGGATTACATCGATGAAACACTACTCTCATTCCGCACTCGGTAAACGACTCGATTGCGGTCAAGCCTTTAAATACAAATACATCAATCAGCTGCATGAGAAAACGAAGATAAGTCTGATCTTCGGCTCCGCAATTGATCGTGCAATCAATGCGGTCCATATCAATTATCTCGATCGAATGAATCACGATCTACCGATGCTTCATTACGACCAGGTGATGCTCAACTATTACAATGAAGAGAAGAACCTGCTTGAGCATGAACTGGAAAAAGAAGAATGGGAAGAGCTGGAAGAGCTCGTGATCCGGATGATCGATCATGAGGTGATGAAGGAGTTCGAGTCTATGATCGACTATGAACCGAAAGAGGTTCAAAAGAAGATCACGTTGAAGATTCATGGCCTTGCGATGCCGGTGATCGGATATCCGGATCTGATTGCAGAAAGGCAAATCCCTGCATTCCAGGAACCTGGTCAGGAGGTTCTGATCTTAGATGGGAAAACATCAAAGCAGAAGATTTCGAAAGTCTCTCATGGTTACAAACAACAGTTATCAACCTATGTTCTTGCGATCATGCGAGAGAAGGGTTTGACGAACATCCCGTCAGCAGAACTGAGAGTCTTGGTTAAAACGAAAAAGCCTTACTGGCAGATCATCCCGGTTCATTTGACAGCAGATGACTTAGGTCTTGCGCTCGAAGCTTACCGCGAGCATGAACTGGCAATCGCTGCCAACTGGTATCCCTTGAATCGTGGATCTAACTTTTGCTCGAAGAAACAATGTCGTTATTTCGAACAGTGTCATGAGGATCATGGATCTGATCTTCAGGAAATCTTAAACCAGGTGAGTTATGCGTGAAGAAGATCTAAAAACTGTTTTAAGCATCTTAACGGAGCAAGCTAGTGCTCAAGCAAAGATGAATGGGAAACTGATCGATAAGCTCGATATGTTCAGTCGAACAATTCTCATGGTCTTGGAAGTTCAGAACCGGATGATCGAAGTCATCCCGGGATGGATCGAACGGGCCGAAAAAGGGAATCCTTTATCGGATTCTGAGGTGGAAGACATTAATAAATATACGGAGCATCTGCTCAAGAAAGTGAACTAAATGTTAGGAAACAAAAAAAAGATATACATCCCAGAAGACACGGTATTAGAACCGATTGCCCCGAAGGGGATAGTTTCGTATGTGGCTCGAATTAGTCCATCAGATGCAAATCAGTTATTACAGCAGAATGAGGGAAACAGGTATCCATCCGAGGATATTGTAAAGAAGTACAGGAGGGATATGGAGGATGGAGTATGGCAAGACAGTGCAAGTCAGATTCAACTTTCAAAGCAAGGGAAGTTATTGAACGGACAGCATCGGTTAAGGGCAATTGTAGAGAGTAACACGAGTCAGATATTGACAGTAACAGAAGGATTATCAAAGGAGTGTTTTCAGGTAATCGATGTAGGAAAAGGGAGGTCTGCAAAGGATGCTTTAGGAATTTTAAAGATCAAGAATTTCTCTGTTGCAGCATCAATGATTCGTTTTTATCTAGTATGGAGGGAGGGGTTTGCTCCCTACGATTTACAGAGGGACACATCAACAGACCGAGGCTCGCGTCAGAAAGGGGTTTCACTTCAACATGGCATAAGAAAAAAATCAAAAGCACATCAGATTAAAATCGTTCTCGAGTTCGCCTTGGAGCATCCGAATGTGGAGAATCTTGCAGGATTGGCAAAGATTGCAGCACGGAAGTTCAAACCATATGCACCAAGTATATTAGGAGCATTTTTATTACAGGCAGATGTTCACGGAAGAAGCACCCGTAAGATGGCAGAGGATTTTTTAGAGAAGGTAGGAACAGGAGCAGGATTGACGGAAGGAGACCCGATATTAGTAATGAGAGAGAGGGTGAATGATTGGGTCAATCAGAGAGAATGGAATTCCATGGGAGTAGGATACAAGATGCAAATATTGGTGATCACATGGAATCATTGGATCAAGGGAGAGGCATTGAATGTAAAAACAGGATGGAGGATTAATCCCAAGACCCCGGTGAATATGGCTCCAGTCGAGGAGTTGAGCGAGGAGGCAGCATGAGCTTAAAAGACATAGTTAAAACCGGTCCGGATTTCGATACCTTTCGGATGATCATCTATGGTATGGGAGGAATCGGGAAATCCACGCTGGCAAGCCTGGCTGAGAAACCGATCTTCCTCGACATCGAAGGAGGGCTTGCAGGAATCGATGCGAACTCGATCCCACTCCAGGAAACAGATTACATGGGATTCTTAGAATCCTTAAAGATGCTTTACGAAGAAGATCATGCCTACAAAACCCTGGTCGTGGATTCCCTGGATTGGCTTGAGCGTGTCGTTCACCGGCATACATGCGGAGTCAAAAAAGTCGATGACATTGCAGATCTCGATTGGGGGAAAGGCTACGTTGCAGCCCTGGGCTTCATGGAACAGATCATCAATAAGTTCGATAAGCTACGTAATCACAAAAAAATGAATATGATTCTCATCTCACATGCAGCAACCACGAAAGTCGAGGATCCTGGTGTCCCGGAATACCAGAAGTGGGCTTTGCAGCTGCATTACAAATCCGCTGCCAAGCTCTTTCAATGGTCGGATATGTGTCTGTTTGCAACCTATGATGTCCGGACGACGAAAGAAACCGGAGCATTCAACAAACAGAGGACTCTCGCACATGGTGGAACCAGGGTTTTACGGACTCGGGATCAACCTACTCATGCTGCGAAAAACAGGATTGGTCTCCCGGATCCAATGGAAATGGACTGGGATCTGATCCAGGAATTTATCAATAATGCAAAAAAGAAGAAAGGGAAACAATGACTGGATTTTATGATCCTGGAGAAACCTTCGAATCTCAATACGGAGACATCCCGGAAGGTGAGTATCCTGCTGTCTTGAACCAATGGAACTGGAAAGCAACGAAAGCAGGAACAGGACATTACCTCGAGATGGAAATGATGATCATCGATCACATTCTCATGAACCGTAAACACTGGGAGCGACTGAACCTTGATAATCCGAATGAGAAAGCCGTCCAGATCGGGAGGGAAGTTCTCAATAAGTTCTTAAAGGCAATCAAATGGGTTGAAACGATTGCGAATGAGGAAGAACTCTTCAAGGCAATGGCCGAGCTCCAGGGAACGAAGGTGAACATCGTCGTCAAGCATAAGCAGAGGCAGGACGGGGATAAGGATGTCCAGATAAAAGACTTTAAACCCTATGAGCGACCGGCTACCAGTGCAACTGGTGACGACATCCCTTTTTGAAGATTCACGCCCAGCCGGAGGTGGCGTTAGTAACACCGGCTTTTTTCATATTGTTCCATGGTAATTCAGATAACCCTGGGGAATGGGCTCCAGGGTTGTTTGGAAGTGGGGCACTTCTCCTTTAAAGACCTAGTTTTACTGCTAGGTCTTTCCTTGAAAGCAAGATGAGCATCATATCAAAAGCAAATTTGAGCAACGAACCCTTCCTTCACATCGAGGTGATAACTTCATCAGATGAAGAGGTTCCCTGCCAAATCCAGAGAAATATTGTGAATCATTTTATGGGTTTGAATATTTCATTAGGAGGCAATCGAACGGATTTCAATACTGGGAATGAAGTCGAACATTTTAAAGAACATCCGCATCGATCAAATAACCAAATGGAGATTTCGCATGACAGTGAAAGTTTTTATTTTACTATCAAATATCCGTGTTTCTATGACAAAAAGAAATATTATATCCGAGTAGCTTTCCTGTGGGAGCTATGGAACCACAAGGATTTTCATAACCACTACAAAGCCGTTAATGAGTCAGCAGCTTTTGTGATAAATGAAATGGAATCATAGTGTTCCCTGGGAGATCACGATCGAAGCCCCGTGGCCTCCTTCAGTGAACCGATACTGGCGAGCCTGGAGGAACCGCATGATCGTTTCCGGAGAAGGGAAAGAATACAAAGCGCACATGAAGAAGCATCTTCTCAAACAGTTGGATGCTCGCGATCTTCCCTTGTTTCCAAAACCGATGAGACTCGAGTGTAACATCCAGGCATTTCCACCAGACAAGCGAGGTCGCGATGTCGATAACATCCAGAAGGTGCTCCTGGATTCTCTCACCGGCATTATCTGGGAAGACGATGTCCAGGTCTACAAGGTCAGTGCAGAGAAGATCTATGCCGAAGGAGATAAGAATTACTGCATCGTCACGATCAAGGAGATGGAATGAAACGCGAAATCAAGATCCCGAGTGAGATCTTTTATGACAAAAGACTCGGTCACTCCGAACGCATCCTTTTAATTACGCTCTATACGTTCATAAACCCACGCACCATGATCGCGAAACCCTCTCTGAGGGGGTTAGCCCTGCGTGCCGGTTTCAAGTCAACCAGGACGGTTAAAACGTGTTTACTCGGTC